CTTTGGTGGTTGTTTTAAATCTTTTATCTGCCGTACCATCAGATTTAAGTGGTCGGGTATCTGTACCACCGTCTTGCATACCAAGTTGTTGAGTTAAAAGTCCAGTACCCATACCCACGTTGGCACCTGCGTCTGCAACTGCTAAGATGGCATTACTCTTTTCGTCTTCAATTCGTGTTTGTTGGTCTGATTCTAATACTGCAAATTGTTTATCATACTCCTCTTGAGTAATTTGTCCAGTCTTTAGTTGTTCACCTAACTCTTTGGTACTTTCAGCATTAACAGGAGAGGTTTTATTGTTTAAAAGGAATCTTTGTACCCATCTATCAAATCCCTCGAACCTATCCATTAACATCAGGACAGCAACACCCAAAGCTCCCAAGATAAGTGTACCAAGACCCATTTGTTTTAAGAATGGCATCATAGCCTTTGTTTGTTTTTTACTAATAAGACTAGCTTCAAGAACATTACCTTCGACCATACCAAAGAGTTTGTTTGAAGACTCTTCTTGTTGTTGGTTACCTAGTACTACACCTTTTATGGAGTCTGTAAGACCATCGGATGCATCTTTTTGTTGCAACATACCACCAGTCATAAAGTTTGCAGCTTTACCAATACCACCGAATACCTTTTGAACTGCATTAAACTTCTTGGTTGCATCATCTAAGAACCCACCAATGTCTAACATACCACCACTTAGTTCTTTAAGACCATCAGTAAAGTCACTGTAACCTTTGCTATCCGTTGATTTTTCGAGGTCAGTCTGTATTGCAGTTCTTATTCTTTTTTCATTTTCTTGTAGTTTTTCTAAATCTCTTTCGAATGCATCCTTTACTTTCTTAGACTCTGCATCAATAATTTTTTGTTCTTCGTCAATCTTTCCCTGAAGGTCAAGTCTCTTTAAAGCATCTGTGGTCTTAGACTGTTCATTCATTAATGATTCCATCTCAGTCTTAGCTCTATATACTTTGATGTTCTCTTCTATCTCTTTTGTTTGTTGTTTTTGTTTAGCAACGAGTGCTTCTGTGGCATCTTTTAATTCTTTATTATTTGCGGCATCTGCCATTCCTTTAGCTAGTTTTTTATTGGTAAGGAACCCCTCGAAGGTGTCTTTAGACCCTGTTCTTATGTTTGCAGCTGAGATTGCAAGGTCACCATTAACTTCTGCTAACTTACTGGTGAGTCCTTTAAACTTTGTATTTAAGTTCTTGGTTGCATCTGCATATTCTTCTTGTGACTTGACACCCTTTTCTTGAGCTGATGTCAATGCCCTTTGAGATGCAACAAAGGAATTCATAAACCTTTTGTCTACGGTTCCGTCTGCCTTAAGTTTAATGTCGGGGGTTTTATCTGCCATTTAGATTTCTCTTATTTATTTTCCACCAAAAGCTTTACCAGCTTCTGATATTCCGAATGCACCTAGTGTCACAACAACGAATGATGTGTAGATGGTCTCAGAGACTTTCAAATCCATGTCCCATGCAAGTGCGGTTACTAAGTCAGTTAATCCAAAGACGACCATTAAGAAGAAGGATATGAATCCTATAATTGACTTCTCATTGACATCATTGTCGTCTAGGAATAAATCCCCAAACTTTCTTACTGGTGGTTCGAGTTGATTCTTTGCCTTCATGGCTTCTTCTTTCATCTCTTTGATTGCATCTTCTTGTTCATCAAGTTTCTCAATCATCGCCATATACTTGTCTAAATCAATTTCGACTTCGTTTCTGCTGTTATCTGTATTTTCAGCCATTGTTAACTCCATATTATCTCACGATATTCATAATATAGGTTAATTTAATTAATTACGGTTCTTCCGTTTTTCGTTCTCTTCCTCAATATGATGTTCAAGGAGTTTAATGTATATCTCTCTTTCCCATGGTATCATATTCTCAAGTTCCGTTAATGAGTATTTATGATGTTGCATCAGCTGAAAGTTGGTATTATAATAATTAAATACCGACTCATGAGAAAGAGCTATTAAAAAAAACTTTGTAACCCCGATATTGTTCTACTTTGTTCAGTTTGACATGCATTACACTTAAAGATTGTATCTAATTTAATTGCAGGTAACCCTTCAAAAAACTTACTTACTTCTTCAAGTTGTTTAAGTGTTAAACTTTCCAAGAATTCTCTAAGGTCTTCATTAGAGATATCATCAGACTCGTATCTATCTTCTGCATCATAGATATAATCAACACCTGATGCAAGCAGGGCTAATAGTTTTTCTTGTTGGTCTTTTATATCGTCTGAACGACCCATGTCTACTATACTAGGATACTTTAATCCTATACCTACTTCATCATTGATATTAACTATCGTAGACTTTTCCGAATCTAAACCTCGAACTTCTGCATCTTCTATATTGACACTAACTTGTCCTGTTCCACTACAACCCGTTTCACCACATCGTAGAGACAACTTGACAGTTTCCCCAATTGATTTGGCACGAATTTGTAGGAATAGGTATTCGACATCGAACATTGGTAAGTCATCAATATCAAGTTTGTTGAAAGTAACTGCAGTTATCATATCTCTGATTGCATTTACAACATCTTCACCTGTAGTTGAATCCTGAAGTAGTAGTAGATACTTCTGTTCCTTTACTAGAAAGGGTCTATACTTAACTTCTTTACCATTACTTGGTAACTTAGTTGTATAGGTTGGTGCTTTTTGGATTGGTAATCCCATAATTTACTCCATAATTTTATTTTAGCCACCAGTCAATGTTTGTACTTTGGCTAGTTTATCGTCTAAACTTCTTAGACGTTTGAATACTGATTGTCCTGCATTAGTGTATTTACCAGTCTGCTGTCCAATACCAATAAGTGCATCCAATATTCTCCTACCTCTATTTAGACCACCACCACCTGATTCGTCAGGAGTGTACTTGGTTTCAAAATAAGTGTATGCCATGGTTACAGTGAACGACATTATCTCAGCATTAGAACTATAATCCAAGTCTTGTTGTTCGTATTTGATTGGGTAGGCATCTTTAAGTACATAAGTAAGTGTGTCTTTACCACGACCATTCATTACCATGATTTCAACTGTTCCTTTATACTCGTCTTTAAATGAAAACCGAGGACTTTTTGGGTCTCCACCATATATTGAATCCTGCCATCCTTCAATTGCAGCTCTATCTTGAAAGTTTTGGTCACAATAGAATGAAAAGGACACTTCTCCACCATCATTGGTTTGAAATGGCATATGTCGTTCTGCACCTGATTCAGAAAAAGTATATGCTTTCAACTCTCTGCCTGGCAGAGTTGCTTTATGACAACGAATACCATCTATATCTAATTTGACATATTTTTTAACAGAGGCAACAGCTGCTTGTATTACATTTCCTTCTTCGTCAACTTCTTCAGCCACTGATTTGGTCATTTCATCATTCTGAAATAGGTTGGGGCCGAATATTCTGACGTTGAATCTATTGGGTCTTGCACCTGCATCGAAATTTGCTTTGAATTTATCTATTCCTAAATCGCTTTTTGACATTAAATTTTCCTTCTACTTTCTGCATACACCGTGTTTGCATTTATTGTAAATTGTTGGGATGGTAGCATTGCAACCAAGTCCCAGTATTTTGGGTCTACTCTCATTATGTTACCAACGGTATGTGAGAATAGATACTTCTTTAAACATGGTTTTGCTAACTTTAACTTACTGATACTTTTGATATCGTTATATGAGAAGTCAAACCTTAAATCCTTCTCAACTGTTTCCTTAACGGTCATTGCATACAACCCATCCAGTAACTTTACTCTATCCCTAGGTGACAGGTAGTGTAAGTTCAATCCCTGAAATCCATTTTTAGTTAAATCTGTCACTATCACGAGTGGAAATCTATCCCAGTATGGTAGAGTGTCTTGATACTTTGCATCATAGACAAACATATACATACCACCCATAAGTTGGTCACCAGTCAAGGTGTCTGTGGCTGTTCCTGATTCTAAAAAAGTTCCAGTATTAGACCTCACATCTCTAACTCTGTTTCGGAACCACTCTAATCCCTCAACACTTCTTTTCTTTAGGTCGCTGGGGGATAAACCATCTAGTCGTTCAAACAAAGTTGCCATATACTCTATTTATGACTTTGGAGTGTATCAGAATCAAGCTTTTTTGCATTAAACATAAACACCCATCTTATATCAGAGCTAGTGTTCACAAAATTATGCCAAGAGTTCTCAGTTCTACAGAAGATATACCCACAATTAGGTTTCCAAGGGTCTTCATACATGTCATCACCTTGTTCATTTGAATAGAACCTAGTTCCATTGTTCACTTCAGGGGAAATATATACTATACTTGTTAACACTTTCCATGGTATGTCTTGGTGTATTCTATAAACACCATCGTTAATTTCGTTCTTGTATCCTTGGATTGTTGTTCTTGGTACATCAAAAATAATTTCACTTAAGTCATAACCCAGTGAGTTACCAATTTCCAGTCTTCTATCAAAGACTTGTTTAACGAAGTGTTTTTTTGCTTCCATCCTAACACTAGCAATTTGATTTTCATGAAATCCAGTCGGCTCAGGATACCACAAATCTGTTTTAACAAGTGGTCTCTCTCCACCACCTATCTGTAAGTCATGTCTTAATGGGAGTTTAGTCATCTCAACCAATTGATTAAATATGTTCTCAGGGAAAACATTCTCGATTCTTATGTGGGGAACAGGGTGGGTAAGTATTTTTGAGATATCTAACATCTTATATTTATCATGTAAGATGGTCTTCCGTCAAAATCCTAAATTTTAGTTTTCTATCTTTGCAGTACTGTTCTGCAGCCTTGAACTTAGTCATGTTGACTGCATAGGTCTGACACTCTTCTAGATATCTTTTTGTTTTTCGTTTAGGTTCTTTCGGGGGTTTGGTTTGTTTCTTTGGTTTTACTTCGATAATTTCACGAATTGTTTTCCCTTGTGCATTCTCATACTTAATACTAAAGTCAGGGAAGTAACGATGTACCTTATTATCTAGAGGTGAGATGTATGGAATGATGATTTCTTCGGAGGCCCATTCTAGTACCTTGGTATTGTTGTCACAATATACCATGAATCTACGTTCCCAAAGACTACGATAGAAGATTTTAGTAGGGTCTCCTTTGTATTTTTTGTAGTTCTTTGGTTTAAACTTTCCGCTATATGATTTTCTCGACATAAATAACTATATATTATAATCTACAGGTATTTATGTATGTCCAAAATCGATAAATTACTGGGTAAAATCAGTAAAGCCAAATCAGCGTTCAAGTCTTTAAAGGGAAGTCTCAGTGACCTCAGTAGTGCATTAGGTGTTGTTGACACTAATACACTTGGGGAACAAGCTGAACAACTACGAAGTTCTTTAGAGAGTAGAAGGACTGAGTTGCAAGAACAAAATAGTAATATAAAAACTGCGACCAAAAAAAGTAGACTGAGTGGGTTGGTGATAAATGAACTAACCTTTCCGAAAAACAGAGATGCAGAAATAGATAATTGGATTATATTTAGAATACTACCAAGGGTGGCTGATGCAAAGATTACTACAGATTCCTCACTTGGTACTACAGAAATAAGATTATATGTTCCCGATGGTTTGAAATCATCAACTGCAGTTGCATATGGTAAGGAAGATTTTGGAGTATTGAAACGAGAAATTAATAGTCTCCTCCAAGGTGGAACTTTAGATGCTGGTGCTATAATGTCAAAGGCAAAAAGTACCATAATTCGAAAATTAATGGGTGGTAATATTAATGACTTGGCCGAGGGACGTGCAGTCAATCCAATGGATGAGGTTCTTTTAGATGGGGTAGACTTTAGAGAGTTTACCTTTAACTATGACTTCAATCCTACATCAGAGGACGAAGCTATAGAAGTTGGTAAAATTATAAACACCTTTAGACGTGCCACATTACCAAATACTGCACCCTTTAAAATTGACAGTACCACGGGAAAAGAGACAGATGCCGATGATGGTATAAACATGCATTTCTATAACTATCCAAACAAATTTCGGGTCTCCTTTGAGGGGCCCATTCAACATCATGTTGATGGATTCCTTACAATGGTTTGTAAAAATGTCGAAATTGACCATGATGGTGGTCAGAAACTTTCAACATTCTATACTGGTCAACCAGTAAGAACAACAATGACATTAACCATGCAAGAAGTTATTATACTTACTCAACAAAATTACGATAAAATATCTGCCATAACTAATGCATCAAAGAGTGGAAGAACTTATGATGAAGCTGGTTTCGGAACAAAGGCCAAGTTGGAACAGGGAGGTAATGGATAATGCCTAATAAAATGTTTAGTAATTTTTCGGAAGTTCAATACACACTTGGTACAGGTAAGATTGTTACCATTAAGGATTTCTTTAAGAAAGCCTCTGTTGAACAGGAATCACTTTGGGGAGTTGTTGACTATACCTTCTATCAATTAGAAGATGGGGAGAGACCCGATATAGTTGCAAATAAACTTTATGGTGATTCAGATTTACATTGGACACTATTTCTTGTAAATGATTTTGCAACTTACGGTGATTGGCACAAGGACAGTATAACATTAGAAAACCATATGTCAAATAAATATAAAGGACAGTGGTTGAATGCAGATTTGGTATCAGACTTGATGACATCATCTACAAATAAGTTATTAATTGGTGAAGAGATATACGAGACATCAAATACAAATGTCACTGGTAATATCACGGATGTGGATTTAACTCGGAAGAGAATTTCAGTTGTTGGGGATGTGTTCTCTGCAAATTCAATTACTAGTAAAACTAGTGGTACTGAGATTAATAACATCTTTACCAACAGAACTTTCACACCTTCATCTGTAGTAAATAAACGAGATGGTGTTCATCATTGGGTAGTGACAGACAGTACAGGACTTGAATACAAAGTTCATAACGAACCTACGACTGAACTTACATCCAATCCACCTACAGCTGTAGCAGTTACTTACCAAGACCATGAGTATAATCTAAACGAAGAGAAGAGAAGTATTAAGATTATCAGACCTGCAGTAATCAATCAAGTTGTTACCGAATTTGAAGAATTGATGAGAAACTAATGAATACAGAAACCGCAGGTAAAATTTGGTTTGAAGCTATAGACCTTATAAATCAAGAAGGACAGGTCATTGATATTAAACAACTGGTGGTGCAATTTGATTTGTATGAGAGTATATACAATAAATTTGTAACAGCAAGAATGGTTATTGGTGATGGTATTAATCTACTTAAGAACTATAGAGTTAATGGTCAAGAGTTTATTCGTATTTCCTGTAAGATGGATGATGGTGAAAAAGTTTCGGATGCACCCTACTCAATAGACAAGACATTTCAGATTCATAAAATACATAATGTTAAGAGGAAGGGTGTACTAGAGGTATATGAAGTGGAGTTAGTTTCTCCAAGACAGTTCTACACACTAAGGTCAAGAATAAGTAGAAGTTATCGTGGAACTTATAATGATATCCTTGTGCATCTACTAACAAAGGAGGGGTCTTTTAAAGTAGATGAATTTGATTATGCACTTCCTACATCTCCTGAAGTACAATTCATTGTTCCAAACTGGACAATAGACAAGACAGTAGATTTTATATGTCAACAGGCAGACTCAACATCTGCAGAGGGTGATGGAGCTCCTGCATTTCATAGAGGGTTCTTCTTCTTCCAATCACTTAATGGTGGTTTTAGATTTATGGACATAGATGGGATGATGAAATTAGAACAACCTGCAACATTTACTTATGGTATTACACAAGACAAAGAAAATCCTAAAGATAAAAACTTTCAGATTATAGATTTTCACAACCCACAATTATTCGATACACTTGAGGGAACTAGGTCAGGGACATATTCAGGAAGACAGATGACTTATGACCCAATTCTAAAACTAGAGATGGAGACACATCACGATATAGGGGAAGTGTATAATAGAAAGAATCATTTAGGTCAGGCCCCGATGATTAGAACTACTTCAAAGACAAACGGGTTCTTTGAAACTACGAAAACAACTGGTTCAGTTGGTGACTCAATTGAATTGCAAACTACAGATGCAAACTATTCCCCCAATAAGTCTATTGGAAGTGCATTAAGGGTATCTACCAAGATGGTTCATGCACATAGTAGTGCAAGTGAGTACACATCGGATGAAAGTATTGCATCTTATGATAGTGGAGCAGATACACCAGCTGGGTTTGAACGAAATGCAATGCATCAGATACTTGCACAACATAGACTTGAAGTCACCGTTCCATTCAGAACAGATTTAACTGTAGGAACAGTAGTAAATCTAATCATACCTTCAGGTGGTTCAGGACTCAACTCGGTTGATGATGGTTTGAACGACCATAGATACCTTATAATAGATTTAAGAGTTGCAGGTGACCCAACATCTCAAGAAGGTATTACTGTTATGGGTGTTTGTAAAGAATCTTATGCAAAACGGATTGAAGATGTTAATCCACTCTTGTTAAGAAAAATAGAGGGAAGAGAATAATGGAAACATTTTATGGTGTAGTTGAAGACAGACACGACCCTATGATGGTTGGAAGAGTACGAGTTCGTATTCATGGCCTGCATTCAGAAGAGAAGACTCAGATTTCAACACCCGACCTTCCATGGTCTACTGTAATTCTTCCTACAACCTCTGCAGGGTTAACAGGATTCGGAACACAACATGGTCTTGTGGAAGGTTCGAGTGTTTATGGATTCTTTAGAGATGGTACGAGTCAACAAGACCCTGTAATCACAGGAGTTGTTGCAGGTATTCCTGTTCAAGGATACAAGAAAGATGCAAATGGAAACCTTATAAAACGAAAGGTTACTATAGGATTCAGTGACCCAAGACGATTGACAACGAGTGAGTATACAGGAACCCCCGATGGTACCACACCCTCACACAACCCAAGAAGAACATATGGTCTCACTGCATCTTTAGAAGATGCACCTCAAATTCCTGATGAAAGAGAGACCCCGTTGAAGTTCGGCCCATGGAAGAAGGAAGAAAAGAACGGTATCACAGAGCCTACAAAGACTCAGGAAGACGATAAACCATATTACCCATATTATACTGATGCTCCTGATTATTCTCCTTACGCACGAGGTGAGGGAGACTACACCGATAGGGATTTTGGATTCAAAGGGTCGAACATGTCATATGTTTCTAAAGCAGACCCAAAATACCCGTACAACAAAACTGTGTTCACCGAATCAGGACACTTACTAGAGTTAGATGATACACTAGGTGCAGAAAGAGTTTCCGTTGCACATAGGTCAGGAACCTTTCATTCAATAGAACCCGATGGGTCTGAGATGACACGAATCGTCAATGACCGTTACACTGTAGTGTGCAAAAATGACGAAGTCTATATCGGTGGAAATGTTAATGTAAAAATAATGGGTAATGCCGATATCAAAACCTTTGGTGATGTAAATCTAAAAGGTTACGGAAAGGGAACACTAGACTTTACAAATGATGTAGAAATTAAAGCTGGTGGAAACATGACACTGTCATCAGCAAAAAAACTTAAACTCTCAGCACAAGTAATCGAATCATAATGTCTGTTAACCCATATCTTGGAGTAAAGGTTACGGCAGGAATGGTGGTGGCCGAGACAGCAAAGGCACTCACAATAGAACTACCTACTTCTCTACCATGTCCAACCGATGACATATTTTCAATACCAAAACTAGAAGACCTCTTAAAACCTCTACAAGAGATTGCACAACTTCCCGAGAAACTCGATGCCAAACTTGCATTGATGAAGAAGGAAAAGGAAGACGAGATAGTTGTCCTAGTGGAAAGGTTAAAGAACCCCGAATTAACCCAAGAAGAACGAACTGCAATTATAGAAGAGATAGAAATTGCAGAAGCCTATGTTGAGAATGTCTTGGGTGGTGAGTTGCTTGAACAAATTCGAGACATCCAAAAACAGATTGAAAAATATTTTGAAGGTTTGGAAAAACTCTTAAGTCCATTTTGGAAAAAGACTGAAGGTAAAAGAGACTGGCAACAAGAACTTGAAGATGCATTAGGGGACTTACTTGCAGAGTTTCATATCTACATCCCAGTTAAAGTTTCTGAAATAATACAAAAACTCATTCCACTGAATCTAACTATTCCTATTTTAGGATTAGAGATTGATATCATCAAATTGATAACCGACCCCAACTATAAGAAAGAGTTGGAGGACATGATTGCAGGAAAGAACTTTGTAACTCAGATAATTGCAAAGAAGAAACGACTTGCAGAAGTTAACGAAAGGTTATCAAAAGAAATATATGTTCTGAATACAGAAGAGATTGAAAAATTAGAGAAAGAGAAGACACAACTTGAGAAAGATATAACTGAACTTGGAGATTTGAGAACTGCATGGGTTGATAAATTTCTCCTATTGGTTCCTAAAAATGAAAGAGGGTTTGACGGAGAGTTATCAGAACTTGATAACGACCAAAAGGCAAAACTTATATGGAAGTATATTAAGAAAGAGATAAAGGAGTGGGTACTAAACCTACACATGAAGGCTTTTGAAAAACTTATTGGTATGTTTCAGGAAATATGGGATGCACTTGGATTACCAAGTTTACCATTATCTGAAATTGCAGAACTTCTGAAGATGGATGTCCCTGCATTGTTGGAGAAATTGAAAAAAACTCTGAAAGATAAGTTTATGACTACATCAATGAAAATTAAAGAAAGACTTGAGGATATTGAGGGAGAGTTAGCAGTTGCAGAACTTGATGGTAATGTCGAAGAAATTGAAAAGTTGAATATAGAGAAACGAGAACTAGAAGCCAAGTTACTTTTAGAGAAAGGAAAGTATCTAAGAGGATTAGAAGACCTTATATTAGGATTCGAGATACCAATTATAGGAATGACAATTGAGGAGATAATGGGTGGAGAAAATATCTCTACAAATAGTTCTATAGAAGACCGACTGAAGAAGTTTGAAGCAAAACTAGATGACTTCGTAAAGAACTGGCAACAAAAACTTCTCTTTGCATGGGTCAAATTAATTAAGAAATTTATACAAGCAATTGGACTGGGTGCATTGATAGATTTAATCCTATTAACTTTCTGTGATTTCTTGAAACTTATTGGTAATCCGTTTGCAATCATGATTACAATACCTAGTCTTGAAGGTATAATAGAATCGTCTACATACAAACCCAAGGTTCGGGTACCAAGTAAACTAGATGCAGAGTTGGACTCAAACCTATCAACTTCAGATGGAACTGAAGAGACCAATCTATTTGCCATCGAAGGGACGACTGGTGATTTAAAAGTGTTTATCAATGGTGTCAAACAAGTAGATAACTACACAGTGGTCGGAACTAACGTGATTATGGATACCATATTGGAAAAAGGTTTAGTAGTATGTGCAATCAAAGTGCCAACACCCTAACGAAGTTGTATAAATAGAACTATGGAATACACAAAATCAAAGACAGTTGTACAGACAGAGTATGCAGATATCGACTTGTTCTTTAAACCACATCCAATTACAGGAGATGTGAGTTTAAAGTATGATGATGCAGCTGTAAAAAGAAGTGTAAGAAATATAGTGCAAACTAATTTCAATGAAAGACCTTTTAAGCCAGGTCTTGGTTCAGGTGTAAGAGAGATGCTCTTTGAACTGAATACAGACAGACAAGTAAGACGACTTGCAGATTTTATTAAAGACAGTATAGAGACATTTGAACCAAGAGTCGATAATGTATTTGTACGATTACAATCTAAAAACAACTACTTAAATGTAGATGTAAATTATAGTATCATTCATGGACAGACGACAAACGCTGTGAAAGTAAAAATAACTAGGACACGATAATGGCAGAAATTAAAAGTTCATCAATCAATGTTACCGACTTAGACTTCGATAACATTGCAGATAATCTCAAGAACTATCTTAAAGGTCAGGATAAATTAAAAGACTACAACTTTGAAGGTTCCACACTTTCTATGTTGATTGACCTTATGAGTTATACTGCTCATATTAGTGCAGTGAACACAAACATTGCAGCGTCAGAATTGTTCTTAGACTCAGCACAAATGAGAAAGAACGTAGTGTCCCGTGCAAAAGATTTGGGGTTTACTCCTGCATCAGAAACAGCTGCCTCAGCACTATTAGACCTAACAATTAATAATGCAGTTAAAGCTGATGGTACTACTCCACCAGCATCAGAAATGATTCTTGCAAAGGGGTCAAGATTCCGAACAAACTTTGATGGAACCAATTTTGTGTTCACATCTACTTCATCTGTTACTCCTACTAAGAGTGGAA